TTTTAATATATTAAAGCAACGCTTAGCTGCTTGTTCAACTACAGGCTTTAGATCGAGGGATTGACATCTAGATTGTAAAGCGGGAATAATCTTATGCTTATAGTTAGCTGTAAGAATAAACCGGCAGTACTTAGCATACGTCTCCATAGTATTACGAAGCGCAGCCTGTGCCTGAGAGGTTAGCCCGTCAGCTTCATCTAATACTACTACTTTTACACCTCCATCAAACGACTTAGTTTGTGCAAAGTTTGTAATATTATGACGAATAGTATCAATACCAGATTCATCAGAAGCATTGATATAAAGATAATTACATCCAAGAATGTCATTGACAATAATTCTTGCAAGAGTAGTTTTACCAGTACCAGGGCTACCGACAAATAGTAAATTAGGAATCTCATCCTTAAACTGCGATACTATCTTAAGAGACTTATCGTCAAGAATAAGATCATCTAACTTAACTGGTCTATATTTCTCAACCCATATCTTGTCAAACTCAATCATAATCTACTTACCTGAACTACCGAAGCCTTTTTCACCACGAACAGATTCTTCAACAGAACCTTCTGATACTTCAACCGGATAGTTAGCATATACTACGAACTGTGCAATACGTTCTCCAGCTTTTACTTCGTAATTTTTATCAGTCAGGTTATAAAGTTTAACACCAGCATCGCCACGATAACCTTCGTCGATGATACCTGGATGTGGCATAATGCCATGCTTAAACCAAGTCCAGAACGGCCTTCTACCTTAACCCAAAACCCTTCTTCAATATAAGCAAACTTAAGACCAACACCCACAACCGCTGAACCACGTGCAGGAATAGTTACGCTTTCAACTGAAGTAACATCCATACCCGTATCATTATCATGATTTTTTACAGGTAGCACTGCATCAACATGAGTCTTTTCAAACTTTAACTTCATACCCATATAATATACTACTAATAAAAAAATTCAACTACAATGTGGATTTTATTAAATGTAGATTAAATATATGTGTGGAAGGCTACGATTCATCTTTTGATCCTAATAATGACGTTGACAATGCTGTTGACGATATCATTACACAATTGAGTACGCAAAATCATTCAGTTACCAAAGAAAAGCAATCTGCTGAAGTACCCGCTGCGGATGAACTAGAGGAGTATCTCGTTAAAACTACAGCAAGACTTATCGATACTACCTTAGATGCTGTTGATAATGTTAAAGATTATATATCATCTGCACCTGAAAATAGAGATGTAGCTTCTCTGGCTGAGCTTATGCGTTCTGCTAACGGTGCGATTGAGACTATGCAGAAGATACATGCTAATAAAGAGAACATTCAATCACGTAAGGATGTTAAGCAGATGGATATCGACTCAAAGAAAGAGCTTAACATGATAGACAATACAACTAAGTTAGTAATGTCAAGAGAAGATGTTCTCAAAGCTCTTACTAGTGGTGAGGAAGAAGAAGTAATAGATATCTAAATTAATTCTCAAAACGAGGATCTTCCGGATCGGTCCCTACATCAGGTACCAGAGATTCATCATATGTACCATCTGCTCTAAACGGTGAACCTTCTACTGAATCAATACCATTAGCTTCTTCTGGTATTCCATTATTAAGAATATTTTTGATTTCATCTAGATCTCCTAAGCATATTTTAATCTCTAAAGTACCTTTAATTTCATCTTGAGATATTTTAGGGATTTCACTCCAGCCTGTATCACTAATGAAAGATTTCTCAGAATTATCCATACTTTTGTTGTTAAATGATTCCTTTAATAGATATTGCCACGCTCCTAAAGTAAAATCAGTGATAATAGCTAATTGCGAATTAACATCAATAATTTTAAAAAATAACCAGTCGCTAGTACTAGCCGGTCTAACAGCAACAAACGCCTGATTGGCTCTTTGATATTTAGCAATACCTGTATCCCTGATAAATTGCTTACGTTCCTTGCTAGTACTTCCTGCTAAAGATCGGCCGAAAAAGAATGCTAATAAACCTGCACTAACTGCAACACCATCATTGTAAATTTTTTCAGTTTGTGGTTTTAGTTGCTCCATACTTGATTCACTCAAATCATGATCCCAACCATTTGTGACAAACTGAGCAATGGTACCAGTCTCAACACCATTCGGATCATTTAAAACTCCAGTTCTTAATGCTTCTCGTCCAGCGTCTGTTCTTGCTATCTTTGAAGGAGCGTATAGATAATTTTCACCAATGTTACCTACACCGCCAATAGTTTTAAGATCATCAGGGGTTTTATCGTAAGTATCTATAAAAGCAATCTTATGATGCTTATCGATATAGGCTGCAAAAATAGTATACCGTGGGTTACCGTTTGGTTTATGCTCTATAATATCTGATATTTTAGTCTCGCCATCTACGTATATATTTATATTTTCACCTTTAATCCGGGTTTGACTATCAAGTAATGAATTATTATCTTTATAACGTTTAGTTTGTCCTACAGAATTTTCATCTGTAGAAACTCCATTAACATTACCTACTCTAGTACCAATACTTCTCTTTTTATTATCTCTAGGACTATAAGGATTATACCTAAAGTTATACTCGAAACGTCTAAAACATCCGCCAAGCTCTTGCCGAACTTTAGCCAACACATTACTACTAGCCGCGGAGTAATCATAATTAGATCGAACATCCGGTGTATATCTAAATACACTTGCTGGATTTCTTAGAGATTTACCACTGTTAATTTTACTATTAATATCGGATATATTTTCCTTACCAGCTAATACCTCCTGTGCTTTACTAAATGCTTGTGTTGAAGTTGCAATAACTTCAGTATACGCTCTACTAAATAAGGGTGGTATTTTTTGTATAATAGTCTGATCTATACTACCAACCATATTGCTAAAAGATGCGGATAACTGACCAACTCCAAATGAATTAGAATTATTCTTGTTGGAAGCTGTTTGGGCTATTCTTGCAATACTATCTGATGTTTCAGCAAATAAGTTACAGGGAGAGTTTAAACAATCTAAAAGAGCTTTTTCGAATAAAGATTGAAAATCATCAGAAAATAAATTTGGGGTACCCCACCTAGAACGCATCTCTTGTATTGCAGATCCAAATATCGGATTATGAGTTATTTTAAGTAGATAAAATTCAATTGTTGAACCATCGAGAATGGCGCTATTAAGAGTTAAATCTTGTACTAATTTGGTAGCAGAATCTAGATTACCATTAATAGCACTATTGTAGTTTAAAGCTAAGTTAATATCTAACTCCCAATCCGGGGTATCAACCAAATCACAAAACGGAGTATTATACTTTAAGTAATCTTTACTTATAGCTAATCCTTGTAACTTCTCATGCAGATTATTTCCATATATGATCATGATTGATTAGATCTAATTTGTTCCAAAACATTATAAAGAGCTCCAGGCTTAATATATTTGTATGTGTTATTAGCTTGCGCTTTAAATATATAGTCTGGTTTGTTTAAAAGGTAAACTGACCACCATAGCTGTATCGTACCATACAGTTCATATGATAAAGTTGTCCAAGGTTTATCACTCAACAAGGTAGTTTCATCTATAAACTCGTCACTAATATTATCAGGAAATGTAACTTTGTTTAACAAGTTATAAAAATAAAAGTCACTATCACTATTATCAACTAAATTTACATTAAAAATATTTTCATACAATTCGCTAGAAAGAGTATTAAGCTCTTCAACTTGATTTTGTGTTGTTCCGTTAATTATTGTGCTCATTAGTTACCAAATATTACTGTGTTACCTTCTAAAGATGTACTAAAATTATCTCCCAACATTGCATTACCATAATCTTTAATTAAGGAAGAAAACGTAATAGATACTTGATATGCATCAGGTACTGGTGTTTCAATTAACTTACTATTAATTGAGCCACTACCATTACCCGTAGGAACATATACCTTTGACTTTCTAATTGTACCTTGAAACTCTACAGTCATTTCACTAATGTATGCATATGGCATAGAAAATTGACCTGGTACAGAAACAGAATATATTTTAGGAGGAGGTGTTCTACCAAACGATGTCTTATAAGGTTTATTCTGAAAAGCCAAAAGCCATAGCAGTTCATAATTTTGCTGGATAGGGCTAACAGTACCTCTTCTAATAGTATTAGCAAGTGGGAAGGTAACTGTCTCTGAGCGACCTTTAGGTTCTTGAAAGTACATAGGCTTTTCAATATATACCCCTGGTTGTGCAATATTAACAGCATCGGAAATAGTACGAATAGTTTCCATTGCACCTCCAACAAAATCATTAATTATGCTACCACTAGAACCTCCATCACCCCAACTTCCAGTTTCGGTAGTTGGGCTCTTATAAATTGGTAATCTATATTGAAATCCAGTAGGACGTGTAAAATAGATACCTTCTAATGATTTAAGATTGTTTTGACTGAGTAAAGCTCTATCGGAACCAGTACCACTAGTTCGGGCTTGAAATCCATCTAAAAAACTACCAGCCCCTTCAAAGGCTTTTTTCGTTGCGTCAGACGCATTAATTTTTTTAAGAGTACTTTGAATATAATCGCTTTCTTTAAAAGCTGTAATAGTATTTGCTGTAGCATTAAGATAGTAAAGAGCACCACTAATTAACGAACTTAGCAATTGCTCTCGCTCTGTAAGAAAAATACACGGTACTTTATCTAGAGCTGCTTGCGTGGATGTAGGTCCTGCATACCAACTAAAGTCATTTACCACATCTATTACCTTTCTATTAGGTTTAAGTATAGGCTTATTGTCTGCATCTGTTAGTTGTACGCTAAACTTTTTTAATATCTTTTTAACGTCTGTACCTAGCTGTGTACCGCCACTAACCAGATCTGTTCCTTCTTGAAAACGTGAACCTCCTTGGGTATTAATTAAAACTGTACTCATTATCTATAAAATTCTTGGGTTAGTGTGCTATCAGCATATGAAACATTAGTTGACATAGCGTTTTTAATTGCTTGTACTTCATTTCTTATTGCTACCAAAACATTAAGTTGTTTAGATTGTATGGCAGAGTTTTGATCAAGCATCTTATCAATAGGACCGCCTGGCTTAGCGGCTAATATACTATCTTCGCTATCAATACGTGTTGCTATACCGTTACTAGAAATAAATCCATCCTCTAAATTCTTAAGTTTGCTCTGTATTGATTCTGATCGTATAAAGCCTTGACTTGCTAAAAATGCCTGTCTCTCTGCTACACTACCAGACATCCTACGTTGAAACTCTTCTGCACCAACTCTAGCCCTAATTGCTGCCATCTGATCGTTAGTCGCGCGCATAGACTTTTTTGAGTAGGTAACCGGGTCGGCTGCAAATTCGGTAGGTGCTTCATAAGTATCAATACCGAAAAATTCTTTAACTGTATTAAGACCCTCTTCGATCTTACCACTAACCCAATCTTTGATTGAAGTAAAAAATGACATAATTCCTTCCCCCATTTTAGTAAATAGGTCGGATATAAAATCTCCAGCATCTGAGAGACCAGTAGAAATCATTTGCCCAGTTTCTGATCCCATAAATGCTTTTAATGTACCTGAAATCCATTTAACATTATCCCCACTAAGTCCAAACATGTTTGGTAAAACTAGTGCTAAATCCTCTAAACCAGCATTTACATCACCACCAATAATATTACCTATAGCCTTACCAAATCTATATAGACCGCTAAAGAAGGGAATATTTCCATCTTTAAGCTTCTGAAACAGCCATTGTCCTAGTTTAGTAGCCATACTACCTAACCAGTCTCCAAACCCTTGCTGGACACCGTTTTCATCTTCTGTTGCGGTTGACTCGTATATCATCTTTATAGTATCCATACCTAAAGAAATAACTGTACCAACTCCCGGTATAAGACCAGCTATTCCTGAAGTAAGCTCCCATAATCCCTCAACTATGTTACCGTCTTTGAACGCTTTGAAAGACATACCAAAGTTAATCATAGGCCCTAGAAGAGGAATAAATTTTAACTTTCCTAGGGGTAAAAATTTAGCGAGTTTAAGGGCCATAGCAGGTAAGGTGCCGATATCAGTTGCTACCTCAGATCCAAAGTTAAGTATATCTCCTACTAAATCATCAAAAGATTCCTGTATACCACCAACTAGTCCGGAGATAGCTGCACCAATCCCAGCCACCAATGGAGCTGCCATTCCAAGTATCTTACCTAAAGAGAAACCATCTCCACCACCAGTAGTTTCTTTTGCAGCTTTAGTTATCTGCTCGACGTTTCCGACAGCAGCAGTTGTACCACCAATATCTCTAGCCTCAGGCCCTGGTGAGATTACTTCCTTCATTATACTAAAAATATTAGTATAACGTTGTCTTTCAGCAGATGAAAGTACTGGATTGACCTTTTCATCTTCCCTTACACCTTTACCTCCGCCCTTTTTATCAAGAGCGCCCATTAAAAGTGCAAACGGATTAGATACTGTCTCAGCCACCTAATTATTTAATCTGCAGAGAGGAAGCTAGCGTCAATTTCTACTAGAACTTCTTCAGAGAACCTAAGAGCAACGTCAGTTGACTTTTTTATAGCCCCAATATACTCTATAATTTTATTATTTAGCTTTAAAGGTAGGTTATTTACTATCTCCCTACGTTCATATGCACTTATATCACTAAACGCGACCTCAATATCACCTATTTTAATACTATCAATATACTTAGTTGTTTCATAAGAAACGACAATATCTACACTTTGTTTAACTTTCTCTTGCTGATCAGCGATCTTGGCCAGCTCTGCTTCAAGCTTTTTATTAACCTCAGTATCTAATGCTAAATTTGGTACTTTGAGCTTTGCAGTAATATTGTCATATGAAACCGTTTGTGATAGTTTTATATCAGTTTTTTTAATAGAAGGAAGGTCGTTTAAATCGTATGACTCGCCTTTAATATCAAGTTTAGATCCGATAGATTCTTTCCTAAGGCCGATCAAAATAGCCGGCTTATCTATGATCAAGAAATTAATATCTTCTTTACAGTTATTAATAATAATACTATTAAGAATATTTGCACGTTTGATTACACCATCAACACCATCAAAAGCAGAACGTAGAAGCTCTTTTTGCTGGTTAACACTCGCCAATTTAAATGATGCATTTTTACCTGTTGATGGTACTTTAATTGCAATAGTATTGGCATCATTAATTTCTTGAAGATTATTCAAGAAACTCTTAACATTAGAATCCATATTGTTATTTATCGCTGATTTTGCTTTTGCAACTTAGCATTTTCATCTTTGACTTTCTTACTATGTGCGTTAAGGATAATTTGTGTTTCAACTGGTGACATTTCAAAAAAGTAATTTGAACCAGGTAGTATCGTATTTTGAAACATATATATTAATGTATAAAAGCCCTTCAAATCCGTACCGTATAAGCTTGCTATAAAATGCATGACCCCATTTCCAATAATATTGACACTTAATTTCTGTACTCCTATTGATTTATTCTCGGGTATAATATCAATATCTAGTAAATTGTCTTGAATAGTTTGTATAAACTTCTTGATATGAATAAAAATTGTAGCAGGTAAATTATCCATCACTACTAACCGCTCATCATTAGTAAGGTCGCTAAACACGACCACCTCATCAGCGACCTTTACCTGCTTGATAGTCGAAATATATAGATCATCTATACTATTGTAGTATGTTACTTGTGGGAGGTCTAATACAATCTCTATACCATTCTCTTCAAATTTAGTTTCGAGATCAATATAATTATTTTCTAAGTTATTAAGTAACGATTCTAAACCAATATCAATTGTTCTTTTATTTACATCAAGTGTAATTTTACTTTCAATAAACAGCATCCTTATATATACTAATAGATAAAATCTATCGAATATATGCATATCTGGTTCAATATACTTATCTTCAAAATATTTGCTCAACCCAGCATAATCGCTATTTTGAGCAAATTTAATAATTGATAGGTACTCTCTATTTGAGAGCTCTTCTACTCTACATTTCTTACCTGATGGTAAGGCTACTTCTACATTAAATTGCGGCATCTAATACTCCTCTTGGAGTATTTAATTGATAATGTGCAAAGTTAAAGGCTGCTCCTCTATTTAATATATCACTGGCTTGCATATCACCATAGCTAATTTGATCACCTTCTACTGTAGTAGGTACACAATCATAAAATGTATGCATTTTACGAATACCAAACTCTACTTCCTCACTGTCTCTACGACGTTTATTTGATTCTGCTACTTTATCCGGATAACGTATAGCAGTGCGGGTGTATTGTATAATATCTATATTACATTTAATATCAGGTTCAAAATCATCTTCAATTAATCCAGCGTAAGATGCTGCTACAATCCAAGGTTGTAAAAAGAAGGAAAATACATCTCTATTGGTTTCTAAAAATTGTACTGATACTTTATTACTAGAAGTTCTATCATTAGCAACTTGAATGGGTTGAATACCACCAGCTTGATCAATTTTTGGATTAGTGACATCAAATGACTCATCCGGGAGTCGTACATTTTGCGCTAATAAAAATCCAACTTCATTATCAGATACTCTATCAAACAACCCAGTATCAACTTTAAATGTATTTGGCCTATAAGTGTTTAAATAATATTCGATTGCATCTCCAACATTGGACATTGCACCGCTGCCTGTTCGTGCGGAAAAATTAATACCCCAGATATTTTTAATTGGGATATCATTCGTCCAGTCTTGATGAAGACGTAGACGCTTTCGAATATGATTAGGCATTTATTAACGCTCTTTAGTATAGAAGTGATAAGATACTGTTGCGTCAATAGCTACAGTTGCACCAGTACCACCGGCAATATTATAAGCAATATTGTTTACGGCTCGAAGAGAGGCACCTATAAGTTTATATTCAGCTATTGGCTCAAGATCTTTATCTAATTGAGCTAATTGAATAAAGAAATCATCATCAGGAGTACCATACTCACCAGTAGATGTCTGATCATCAAAGAGTGAACGAGAAGCAGTTTCAAAATAATTGCGAAGATTACTATCAGCATCAAGATAGAGAGATAATGAGTATGCTTCTGAACCTGGGTAAGTGGCTGTACCAGGAATGTTAAGATTTAGTCCCATATATGGTACCGCTACATTAGTAATATTGCGACCAGGTAGAGATGCTGTCTTGACATAAATAAGGTCACCTTCCTCCAGAGCAGGTACACCTTGAAGCTGCATCTGAGTTACACGGAAAAGAAAATCACGTGAAAAGTCTTTATCAGCAGCTGTGCGATAAAAGTTTTGAATATTCTGATTTACAGGCATACTAATATTTATGCTTCCAACAGTTAGATTATAAAAAAAGAGGAGGTCTTTCGACCTCCTCCTGTAAATTTATTTAAGTTTATTTAATTAAGCTCCGATAAGCTCTTCAAAGCTAGCATCTGTACGCGTAGCATAGAAGTTTACCAGGATAAACTCTGCAGTACGTACTGGCTTAAGATAAATGTCAACCACTAGCTCATTCTGATCAATAACTTCAGCTGTATTATTACGCTCGTCGCAAACAATCATAAAGTCATATAGACCATCATCCGCTTTAACTCGCTCAAAGAACGGTGTTAAAGTATTAACTACTCGAGTTCTTGTAAACAATGTATTGTTCTCAAAGAGGAAGAACTGCATTGTCTTCTTAGTAATCTTCTCAAGATATAAGAATGTGCGGCGAACATTAATACGATCAAATGCACTTGGCTTTCTTAGCAAGGTTTTCTGTCCAAAGAAAACATTACCTTGATCAGCAAAGTTAGCGATTGGATTGAGATTAGCTGTATAAAGATCATCACGTTGACGTTGGTTAGGTGTAACAGCGATGTCAGAAGCATCTGTAACAATACCACGATTAAATCCTGCAGGTGCACCCCACGGCCCAACGGCAGCATCTGTAGCGGCCATCTTAGCAGCAGCAAATCCGGATGATGGAACCCATACATTTAACCCCGTATAGTTATCATAAACACTCATCCAGTTAGCATATACTGTAGCATATGATGTATTGGCTAATTCAAACTGATGTCTAAGAGCCCAGTAAATATCTACGTAGAAGTTTTTAGTAGGATCTTTTTGTACTTTACTATTTGTACCAGTTACAACTAACTGACGAATTGGATCAGCAATGAATAAAATATCACCACGACCACCCTCTTTGGCAGGTCCTGCAAATGTAGCAAACTTACTAAAGACGTTCATGTAAGAACTTCTTGCAAACGTAGTACTCAAATCACCAGATGTTCTTAACGCTTCAATTTCAGTTGTTGTTTTTGTATCATCAAAGTTTGCATCACTTGCTGATACGGTCTCCATATAAGTATTAATAGTACCAAGACCAGCTTCAGCAATCATACTAATATCATACTTACGATCATTACGAACTCGGTCAAGAGCACGGTCAAGCTTACCTGGAATATTGCCAATTACTTTTGTTGAAAGATCAACATCCCCGTAACCACCCAACGGGGCAAGACTATCAGCTCTTGAAATGGTATATTCAGGAGACTTTCCTGATGCGGAAAGGGCAAAGAAATTCTGTGGCAATCCCGATGCACTAGATAAAATTTCACTTTGTGATACTGCTGCAGATAAAGCAGTTGAAAAGACTCGTACCTTAAACTTTGGTGTACCATCATCTTTAAGCTGTACCCCAGTGGTAGCATCTGATACAAAAGGATTAACTATTACATCAATATTACGTGATTTTTCTTCAACCGTATCTAAACTGAAATTAACCGGCGCGCCGCCATTTTCTGAATTACGTTGACGGTATTTACCTATTGAAGCATTATAACCCTCCTCAAGTAGATAATCAAGTTTATTAGCCTCTTTTGAAAACACTGACTGTCGAAGTTTAAATACACCAACATTTAGAGCATCATCAAACTCGCGCGTTCCGATATCGTATCCTTCAATACGATCTTCCATTACCTGTGAAATCGATCCGTTAGCAGGATTATCACCAAATTCAGGTGTAGCAGTAAGAGAGAATTCAAATCGCGATGCTGGTACTTCTGTAAATGTTGATATACCACTAGTTTGAGCACCCGTAGTAACTGAAAATACACTCTGTATAGATTCAAAACTTGATGCTGGGTTTAAAAGAGTGTTGTCAGTTAAACCAACATAATATCCATTAAATTGATTATCAATCACTGTTTGACCTTTGTTAGCAACAATTACTGCTGCACCACTAAGTTCAGTAACACCATTAAATGAAGATAATGGACTACTACCAAACTCAAACAATTGACCATTCTTGAGTTGTATGTATTGCTCATTGGTAAGTTCAAACTGAGTTGGTCGACCTAATACATATGTACCACTACCAACTGAATACGTTGTTGAGATGGCTGCAGCTGCTTCATCATAAACCACGGCTGGGTAAGCAAGAACACTTACTTTAGAGCCAAATCCTTGACCAGAACCAGCGCCATATGGGAGACGGTTAACGAGCAAAGAGCCAGAAGAGTTGAGAGCAGCGCGCGCTGAGTGATAAAAATATCTTTCTGCTGGAGTCTTTGGAGCACCGTAAATTTGTTCAAACTCAGAAATATTTCCAAGTCCGATAACTTCATCGGTAGGTCCTTCGGAAGCGAATCCAGCAATATACGTTGTGGTGCCTGTTTGAGCTGTGCGTAGTGATAAATCACTCTCACGAATCTCGACACCAGGAGATTGAATTGTCCTATTAGCCATATCATTATTTATGCTTTTCCGGACAAAAATCTGTAACTATTTTAATTTAGTAGTTAATAAGTTTGGAGTGAATTTGTGAGTAGACAAAAGTCATCGATGAAGTAATTTCATCAGCATTTCTATAGTTATATTGTATTTCTCCTAAAGTTACTGGAAAAGCTTTTGTATAAGTAAATTCAATACGTTTATTATTAAACTCATCTAAACCGAATAATGTCATATCAGTCTGATAACTTTTAAAATCTTCATCTGTGACTAAATCAGCAGCATCGTATAGTCCTTCCTTTTGATCGTGCATCAAATTGAGCCATTTATAGAGCACCCAATAGTTATTAAACCCATTATCAATAGTAAATTCTACAGTTACTGGCGGGAAAGGCTCTCTTGCATGAGTTGAGTTATATAAGTTCGAACCGGCATATGGTATTTGTAATGCTGGAACGTCTAGTGTAGGTACAACAGCACCATACACAGAAAACTGAAAAGCATCTTCATTAACATTATATGTTTGTCTATCAGTTTTTGAATCAATCTTACGTAAAGCAGGTGGTAAAGAGAAGACAAGAGTAAACTTATCAGATCTACTTTTATTCAGAAAGGATTGGTCGTTTTGGTTTACAGCCATACTGTTATTTAATCTAAAGTTGTGTAAATCCTTGATCAATTAAATCATAATAATCATCACCCATTTCATCTTCTCCATTTGACATGCCCCAATAGACTGGATTAAGATCTGGACTACCTCCCGTGACTTCATTATCTGTATAAATTGAAGTAGGATCTTCAAATAACGATACCCCGAAGTCTAACGGCTCAATAATCTTTGGTCGACCTGTATCATCTTTTTCGATAATCTCAAAATATTGCTCACATATCTCATTATCTAAAATATAGTAACCATACATCAAAGCCATAACTAGGTCATCATGACACCCATGCCTGGCTTTCCAAGTACCATTAGGATAACGTACAAAATTTCGAAGCTCGTCTAAAGTTTCTGCGTCCCGCATAACAATTGACTTAAGATCATTCATCCAATATCGCATGTTAATAATGCCGCGGTGCTTGGTATTGGTATGAGCAATCATACCTTGCATACGTTTCTTTCTATGAGCAGCTTTATTACCATATGAAACAAGCTTTGGATAGCTCATATCATAGGCTAGTCGATCAACGACTTGAGCACCACAATTGTTACGCTCAACTAAAGCAAGAGGTGATCCATAGTTACGAAGTATCTTATAAACTTTGTTACTAAACTCCATCGGAGAGATTTTATTGTTGCGATATACAGCCACTTGTCTTACTTCTGCAGGATCGGTAATATCTAGCATCTGTATAATAGAACTATCCTTTCCAACTCCTTCAGCTGTATCAACGCCAGCAGCATATATTCTACCCTCTTGTGCTTCTTCCCAAACTTTATAGCAACCATCATCAAGTATAACTTTAGGGTCACATATCTGACGCTCCATCATTTCATACAAAGCATCATCAATAGAAGCTTCTCCAGAATTTATCCACTCGCAACAAAATTCTTGACGCCAAGCTTCATCAGATCCAATCGTTTGTTTTGTAGTAGCAGCCCATTTATCATCTCGACCAGGTACTTCATCCCACATTATTTTTCCATATGCCCACCCGTTTTCTTTTGTTTCAGCTCCATTATAAAGTCTATAGAATAAATTCTGCGTACCATTAGCAGTTGAACATACAAATGCTTTTGATTTTTTCGAAGAAGATATAATTGGAAAGACTGATTTCCAAAACTCATCTACTAAGTGCGGTTCAATAAATGCCATCTCATCAACTACCAGACAGTTAACAGACTGTCCTCGAGCAGCTGTACCTGTTGTAGTTGTAATACCAATTCGAGATCCATTCTCTAACGTCATTGACGTCTTAGCATATTCCTTAACTGGAGGTTTAAGCCAGTTAGGCAACTCTTCATAAGCCATTCTAACACGAGAGAAAATTTCAATAGCAGTTGCCTCTTTGTTTGCTACGAGAAGAATGCGTTGATCTTTTTGAAAGCATGCTTGCCATAGTAGATAGATTGTCATAAGAGTTGACTTACCAATCTGCCGAGAGGCTAAAAGAATATAAAAACGATTATCTCTCATAGCTCTTAATGCTTTCTTTTGAGCAGGGTATAGCTTAATTTTTTCTCTACCTGCATCTAAATTAACAATATAGAAAAAGTTTTCAGCAAAGTATAGAATATTCTTCTGAGCTTTTTTAAGAGATTTAATTTTATCAGGAGTATACTCTCCTTGCCAGTTACGATTGGGTAGATTGTCATTACCCATATAGAACATACCTGTATCCTTTTTTGACATAGACTAAGCTTATTTAATCTTATATTTTTATTTTACAACTATTCCTAGTTTTTATGACTAGTTGACATAAATATTAGCATGGCTAAAACAAAAGACCTTAAAGATCTCGGTGAGGTTTATGGTAACCTTGGTACAGAGGCTACTGTTGTTGCTGAGAATCTAGAAGCGCAAACAGTTGGTGATAAGAATGCCAATGTCGGTGATGCAGATATCCAACCTGGCGGACCAACGGCAGAAGGCGGATTTGAAGAATCGGAAGTTGATATTAAAAAAGTGGGAGATGATAACCCTTACAATGTAAAAGGACTTTCTTATGGGGATGATAACTGCCCTACTCTTGAGACGGAGCAACCAGAAGAGCAAGAAGCTGGAGAAAAGAAAGATGATCCGGAAAGCTCAACTGAAGAAGAGGATGAGGAAGAAAGTTCAGCAGAAGTACTTGAAATTGCGCGGGAGGGACTAAATAAATATATGGCCAATAAATCTATTTTTGATGAACTCTATGCCAAAGTCATTAACGAAGACTTCGGTATGGAAGAAGTTGACGACCTTGATGCTCTCGGTATTGAAGATGCTACTCCTGATGAGGAGCTTGCTGACGATGAAGATGACGACATGGAAGGTGAAGTTACAGTTACTCTAGACAAAGACATGGCGAAAGCCCTTTGTGATATTCTCCAAGCAGCTATAGGTGATCATGACGATGACGATGCTGAAGATGGTGATGATGACGATGCTGAAGATGGTGAAATGCATGGGCATGAAGATTATGAGGAGATGGAAGAGGATAACGAAGGAGAGCCAACTGCTTTTAACACACATTATAATGATGGTAAAAGTAATAAAGTTGGTAACACTGGAGACGGCTTCGGTCAACCTAAAGTTCAACCAATGAACAAAGTACATCACAAGCCAGCTGCTGGACCTTCTGACAAGGATGGTGAGCCTAAGTCCCATTCAGGAAGCTATAATGATGGAAAGAATAACAAAGTTGGTAACCAAGGGGATGGCTTCGGTCAACCTAAAGTTGAGCCAATGAACAAAGCTGTTAAGGCATAATTAACTTAAACATTTAACTTAAGAGACTCGTGCAAAGCACGAGTCTTTTTTTGTATATTGATATAACTAGCATAAATATATACATGCAGACATTTAAGGAATACTACCAGGGTAATCATATGATGAATGCTAATGCTACATCTGTACGTAAAGGTGGTAAAAGTATTATGCGCTCTGGTCGTAAACATGAGAACTTAACTAGAAAAGAGTATAAGCATAAATGTCCTCATGTTAAAAACCTTGTAAACGGTGGTGCTGGCTCGATTAATTTATTAGGTCAACCGCTTATGAACTCTCTACAACTATATGGTATGGAGTTTGAACCTGGTGCAGTAAAGGGTATAGGTAACTCTGGCGTAGAAATCGAAATGTTTGAAAATGAAGAAGGTCAGCCACAGGCTATACTTCGTAGAAAAAATAAGTAATGGCCTGCAATACTAACAGATTAAATTGTACTCCTGAAGAGGTTATGATGGCCGCAAGCATGCCTTGCGGTGAATTAGTGAATACTGATAATTTGCAGGCTGAGCAACTGGTGTATGACCTAGCCTATCGAGATTTAATCAACAATCATGGTATTAATATAGACTATTATATTAAACCGTTTAGTCTATCAGCTGCAAATATGTTATACGGAGAAGATCCTACGGCTGTTTTTGAAGCTGCTTCAGGTATGCAAATGTATGTAGAGTTGTCTCAAGATGCACTAGCTCTTACACAGTTTGGTTTTGACCCTGGTGATGAATTTACTGGCTTTATTCATATCGAAACTTTTCGTAATATGATGAGCGCTAGCGACTCATACAATAATTTGGAAGATGTTGAACCTAAATCAGGTGACCTTGTTGAAATAACTGGTCTTGGTTGTGATAGACCTGGTGGCCGGTCAGCAAACATTTACGAGATAACAGAACGGAGAGATGAAGACATTTCATCTATTAACCCTATACTAGGTCACTACGTATACCGTATAAGAGCTAAGCGGTACGAGTACTCATTTGAGCCTAACGCTCCTAAAGAATCTAAAAACGAACAAGTATATGATGACTCGCAATTCGGTACACTAAGTACAAATATTAGTACGGATAGTGTATCAGATGCTAAGACATATGATTGGGATATTGATGAAGATTCCCAGCAGAATGTTTATGATATGGATGTAAATGACAATAGCATTTACGGAGATTATTATTAAAAAAAAGCCGGTAGGTTAATATATTAACCTACCGGCTTGCTTAGGTTGTGTTATTCTTCGACTGTCTCTTCCTCTGCAGGTTCAGTCTCTGTCCATTGATCTTTAGCTTGCTCTTGAAGCTTATTAAAAATAACAGTAGCGGCTTCAGCAACCTGAAGGCCTTGTGATTTTACTGCTATATCGATAAGCCTAAAAAGGGCACCAGTTTCATTTTCGGTCAACGTTAGTTCAATTTCATTCATGGGTTTATATAATTAGTTATTTGTTTGTTTTCTTGCGATTTTTTTTGTTTGCTGCGCGCTTAGCCACACCAAATGTATTTTTTACATCTGGTCGTGCTTTAAATTGTGGTACAGATGTATTAGATTTATCTGTTGTTTTGGAGGGTTGTAGGAGTGATTTCAATATACTGTCTACATCAAACATTTGATTCACATCTTGATATGGACACTCATGACCAGCTCCAGTAAAATTATAATCATACAAATACGAATCAATAGTACCTTCAGGAAATTGCACCGGTGCTTTAATATTTGTATGTAAATCATAACCAAATAGTTCTGGTTGCGTACCTACCCAGACAACTGTTGCTGTTTTTTTCATAGCTGCTGCTGCATGTTGAAATGATGAATCAACAAATAAGCAACGATCTGCAATTTGAATCATATTAAAAAGAGTTTTCTTAGGTACAACTTTTTCATATCTAATGACGCCATTTAGGTTATGATGAAAATCATAACACACATGGATAATCTGATAATGATCCTTTAACTTGTCAACTAGATGTTGTGCCACTTCCGGATGAATATCACGCGTCCAAGAGTAGTTATCTGCCTGATGATCTTTACCAGGCCCGCCAAATGGTTGAAAGAGTAATATTGGTTTTGTTTTTTGAATCTTAGACAATTCCGGATCAATATAATTAGCCTCGCGCATATTCATAGGTAGGTTTGGTGCTTCACCTTTATAGTCGATGCCAATCATCTTGCACCAAGTAAGAATTAGATGTTTCTGTTTCTTAATATGGCTCGTCTCTTTATAAGGTTCTTGCGAAAACACTACAGTATCTTTTGCGTATATATAATCCTCGTAAAAATAAGGTACATTACCTAGCCGATATACACGTTCTATATCTTTATTACCTAAATAAATTTCAGGCCATGCACATACTACAATGACTTTTGTTGTTGGGTGATTATTTTTATATGCCTTTACTACAGCGGTAGAGCATATATGCTTACCGATACCACCCTCTATATTAAAGACTGCAAATTCAGGACTCTTGTCGCTCATTACATTAATAATTTATATTAAGACGAGCAATAATCAACTACATTTAAGTAGAGATTTTTAAAGTACCGCTAGAATTCCATACAACACCGACCACCCCAGGATCAGATGTTGGTAGAGTTTTGAGGAATAAACTCTGCGCGTGAAGCATTTCTGCACTTACAGATGCGACGGCAGAACCTCCTGCTATAGCAGCTCTGCAATGACGAAGGTTATTAGCATTACCACCAACTACAGCACCTTCAGCACCAGTACTAGTAATGACATTATCATCACCTCCACCGATAAATGAAAAGTTAGCATTGGTATCATTATTGTTACCTCCTGCTACAGCTGAACCACCACCTGCAGCATCGCTATAATATCCACCCAATACGCCTGAATAAGCTCCACAAGCATTTGTATTAAACCCTGATTTGAGTTTGTTAAATGATTGAGTACCGGTAAATGTATTATCTTGATCTATTTGAGCGAAGTCAGCAGATGTCGTTTGATAAGAAGAATAAACACCATCCCAAGTGGCGCTTGAAGATTGAACAGTTGTATAAACTCCTGAAGTAGAAGCATATATAGTTTTAGCAACGAACGAATTACTTAAAACATCACCAATATTAGTTACTGTTGCTACTTTCGTACTGGAGCTTTGAACTAATGCAAACTGTTCTGTTCCAGCTAATGGTGTAGTTGCTGCTGGGAGATCACTAATTTTAATACCGGCCATATCATTATTTATGTCAAAGGTAGTTGATTAATACGAACTTCATTATAATATATTTGTAGTAATGAAAGCTCCTATCACATTTAGGGAAGAAGACCATACTTATACTCATGATGAGACGGGTGAGAGATTCACATCAGTAACAACCCTACTAGGTAAATATAAAAAACCATTTGACGCTGATGGTGCCGCGACACGAGTAGCGAAACGAGAGGGTGTTACCAAGGAGATGATTCTTGAAATGTGGGAGAATGAAAAAAATAAAGCTTGTGATAGAGGTACAGAGATTCATAAGCTGTTAGAGGATTATATTACTTTTGGTGATGAAGCAGATAATTGGGGATGGTTATATAAAAGCTATGATAAAACACGTGAGTGGAATATAGATAAATTTGATAAAGTCTTATGTGAGCAGTTAGTTTGGAGTGAAGATTTTAAAGTATCAGGTTTAGCTGATCTAATCTATGAACATAAAGATGGAACGTTTACGGTTGGAGATTTCAAGACGAATAAGCGGTATAGATTTGGATCAGATTTTGGTGAGTGGATGCTCGAGCCTCTAGATCATTTATCGGTGTGTGAACACTCTACTTATACTATGCAATTATCGCTATATGCTTACTTGTACGAGCAGATGACGGGTAAGAAATGTCGCAAGCTCGTTATTTATTATTTAAATAAAGATAAATTTGTAGCGTATCATGGTAACTATATGAAAGCAGAAGTAAAAGAATTACTAAAACACTTTTTTTATAATGGTTAATTAAAAGTTATTAAATAAATAGCTTTTATACAACATGAAAAAAACAACAATCATTTTTAAATTAGAAAAATGTGTAGACAAATCCCTAGAAGCATTGTATGATGCACGAGATCTATTAGAGGATATAGAGGATATAGAATTAGATCAATTAATGAATGAAATTGTTGAAGACCTGGAATGTGATATTGCAGATAGAGTAGATACTCTACGAGAACGAATAGATAAAATATTTGAATAATGAGAAAAAAAGTACTTATACTTGGTAGAGGTTATGTAGGCGGTTATGTATTAGCCAATATGGCAAAAAATCCTGCAATTGATATTGATGTCTTTTCAAAAGCAGAATACGATTACACAGATGAATATTATCTACGTGATCTAATTAAAGAGCATCAATATGACTATCTTATTAATGCACAAGGTTTCACAGGTCGGCCGAATGTTGACCAGGCAGAAGCCATGAAAGAGGACTGCTGGAAGTATAACGTACAAGTACCTTTAATGTTTAGTAGAGTATGTAAAGAGTTAAACGTTCAGCCAATCCATATTACATCTGGTTGTATCTTTACAGGTTACGATAAAGCGTGGAGTGAAGCAGATGAACCAAACTTTGGTGTATTCAATTCCGATGCATCTTTTTATTCTACTAGCAAACATGCTTTTGAATCAGTGAATGACTTCGGTATTACTATTCGTATTCGTATGCCGTTCTGTAATATTCTTCATGATAGGTCATACCTAACTAAAATTCATAAGTATGATAATCTTATTCAAGCTGTCAACTCTAAGACTTATATTCCTGAGCTTGTTGATTTTATAGAGACCTTAGTAGAGGATGGTCGAACAGGTACTGATACAATCCACTTTTGTAACCCGGAACCTCTTTCTACATCTGATGTTGTTGATATTATGAGAGGTTTCGAGTTAGAGAATCTAAACTGGTCATGGGTAGATATTGAAGATCTTAACCTTGCAGCTGGTCGTTCAAACTGTACGCTTGATACCACTAAAGTAAAGGAAGAATATGGATATACTTTATCAACTGAACGTGAAGCGCTACAAAAGAGCCTAGCTGCTATCACAGCTGCTTGATTAAATAAGTATGTAAATGAGCTTTAATATTTTTGAGAATACTAATCTTGATTTCGACGTATCGTTAATCAAGATGTCACGTACTCGAGGCGCTGATATTATTGAAAGTGTTACTCCTATTGAACCAGCAGCAGTACTTAGTTTAGATTTACGGGAATCTTCTTTAGCGATGGGATTTGCTGGTAGCATTTCTATAAATAACAAATTTAAAATATTAGATAATTTAGATATTACTACTAATAGCCCTTACGATATTTACATTGCAATTAAAATAACAGATCTTGATTTGCAACAGGTTGCTGATATACCAGCAGAAGATAAGTGTATCACATTGATTGGATATATTAGTAATACATCGTCTGGAACGATTAATATTATTGATACGATAGTTGTATTTGAATTTGAAGAAGCTTTTATAGCTGCTTTAAAACAAACACAGGTATTAAGTAATTTTTACAACGAGAATAATACTGATGTTATATCTCTTGCAAATCTTTTTAATAAAGGAAACTTCGAACTACAAGACGGTGACGCGATTGTTACTAAGGATTCCCTTACTCCTAATGTAAAATTTAATATTAAAACAGCTTTTAATAATCATGACGGTAACGATCCTAGCGTGTATGATGCGATGCAAGAAATGCTAAAAGAAACAACTGCGGGTGAAGAAGGGTACTTAGGTCGAGTTTCTTATTTTAGATTTGTTAACCGTCTTTCTGATTTTGAAGACTCCAATAGCGAAGTTATTAGGCAGTTGCAGTATGGACCATTTTTATCAGATAGACATTTACAATTCGTTAGATCAGTTTTAGAAAACAACAATAAAGGTGATTATAGCGATGTATATACTGAAAAATTTACGTTGGGACCTTTCGCTGAAGCAGATGGTGATCCGAATACATCGTTGTATAATAAAATAGAATCATACAATATTAGTCGTGCCAATACCGGTGAACTAAAAGACACTATATGGGGAAATTATCGTTTAGATAAAATTATTCCTGGTCAGGACCTATCTATACCTTCTCCCTCTACAGCTGATTTTTCACAAATACAAAAAGACTTTATTAAAATTAATTTACCGGATTTGCCAGTAGGTTTGAATTTACCTGTTTATACTAAAGAGTTAAAAGATTTTCATATAAATTTTAATACTACTTCTAGTAATACTGATGTAAACCGTTCTATAATTCAAAATAAAAACAAAATTGCTAACTTAGTACATAAAAGCTTTTTGACTATAGTCGAAACGATTACATTTAAGGTCAAGGGGAGTGTAATTAGAAGACCTAATACATTTATTTGGATTGAAAATGGTCAAGAAGAAGAAAATTACAAAAAGTTGTGGTATGTAAATAGTGTCGAACATGTTTTTGCTAGCGGTAAATACACTACAAAAATAGTAGCAACAAAAATATTTGGAAATGTTACTCTAGAAGATTTTGGTATTGAGTTGAGCGATTTGATAAATCAATCTGGATTAGCTTAATAGTTGATTATTTTATATACCTACATTAATATAAACGTATGCATAACCAAGTAGTAGACTCCCATAAGAGTACTGTCTATAAGAAGCTTAAAGCGCAAGGATCTAAGGATGTGGTTGCCTTTACCGCTGGTAACTTTGATATCATTCATCCAGGTTATACAGCTACCTTTGAAGAGGCTAAGAGACATTGTGATAAATTCATTATATTTTTACATGGTGATCCATCCGCTACTCGTAATACAAAGTATAAGCCGGTAGTACCTTACTATGATCGTTATAAGATGCTCATGTCTATTAAGCATATCGATGAGGTGTATATGTATCAGACAGAAGAAGAGCTCTATGAGCTCATGAAGACCTTTGATCTTGATATCCGTATCTTAGGAGAAGATTATCTTGGTAAGTCCTTTACTGGTGATGACTTATACCATGAGGTTATTTACACCACCAGATCACATGAGTGGTCTACTACTAAATTTAAAAATCGTATTGCAGCTATGACTATGATTCAGAATGAAAAGCTACGCAATAGGGTATTAGCTTTACTAAATGATGAGGATGCATCAGAGGATATACTTAAAGGTAACTTTGCAGAATTAGAGAGATGATAATAGATAAATTTAATTATGTTGTAACTGGCGGTGCTGGTTTTATTGGCTCGCATGTGATTGATGAATTACTTAAGCGTGATGATATCAATAAGATATTTGTTATTGATAAACTTGGTATAGGGTCTGATATTTATAACATTGCTGATGATAAACGAGTTAAGTTTATCTTTGAAGATATTGCTAGTGATAGAGCATACGAAGACCTTCCAGGTATTGATTATATTCTCCATCTTGCTGCTGAGTCTCATGTTGATCGTTCTATTACTGATCCACTTACTTGTGTAACGAGCAATGTAATGGGTACCGCTAAGATCTTAGAACTTACTCGTGTAGATAACGCTCGTCTAGTTCACATCTCTACTGATGAAGTTTATGGTCACCTGCAGTTAGATGATCCAGCTTTCACTGAAGATACTAAGCTCGCTCCTCGTAGTCCTTACTCTGCTAC